CTTTTAGTATAAGGTCATCATTTAATACCGCGATATATTCTCCACCATTTGCCCTGGCTATATCTATGCCTGTGTTCCACCATCTTTGGATATTGGGTGGGTCTAAGTCCCATACGTTGTGCACTCCTTCTATTGGAAATGACTCAACAGTGTGAACTATAACAATTTGATTAAGAGGTATTTGGCTGTATTTTATTATGTCTGATAGGTATTCTCTTCTTGTTCCAGTAGGAATTGTTAGCCAAACCTTTAAATCAGTCATTTGTCAATTATACCAGCAGAGAGAATAATCTTACCGTTATTGCTGCGAAAGCAGCATAGGTAGGTATAATACTTCTACTTTTCGCCGAACTTTACGCCTTGATATAATTTATTTTTTTAAATCAGATATTTCTTTTTTTAACGGTTTAAGCATATGTAGAACTAAAACAAAATCTAATGCTAGTCCTACAATTAATCCAACAAAAAACCAAAGTACTTCCATATTTGCTCCTAAGCCTATATTATATACAATACAGTATATCGCATGAGTTTGACAAACCTTTACACATATGATATGCTAGATATATGAAAAAAATTATATCTATGATAGTGGGTTTTGTATTATATATGTGGCATTATGATCCGTCTTTTGCTGGATGCCCCGCAGGAAAACACTCATACTGGCACAAACTATGTAAAAAATGTGGGAGATACAGATGAAAGAACCGTACGAATGGACCTTATTTTATTACATGATGGGTATCTCAACAGGTATTTTGTTTTCCCTTATATTATTTAGAGCAAATAAAAAATAATGCCAGAATTCTCAGATCTTGAGGAAGAGTTTTATGCTAAAGAGGGAAAGTATGAGATAATGGATGTAGAGAGATTTTATGGAGAAACTGATGAATGATGACATGAACGCTGGAACCTGGGAAACAGACAGGATGGTTGAAGATTTCATGAAAACTAGATTACAAAGTACTTATTGCGATCATCATAATTTATTTGATATGTTAACTTATCAAAAATGTATTGTTTGTGGATTTACTATAAAACATGAAAAACAAGGCAGGTTAGTCTTGCTTGGTACTGAAATTGGAAATGCTTTTGATATTACACCTAGAGTTTTAGATGCTATTATAACTGCTGATTATATTATTTGTGAACATGAAGATAGTTTTAGACAATTGTGCGAATCATTAAGATTATCTCCTATAGGTGCCGTATTACCTTATGATGAATTTTCTGATCAAGAAAATAAAGGAATTGAAAAATTACAATGGCTCTATAATGAAATTGAAAATGGTTTAAATGCGGTAATGATTGCTGATCAAGGAATGCCAATGATTATGGATCCAGGTGATTATATAGTTAAGGGTGCAATTAAACGTGGTATTTTAGTAACAGCGTTTCCTGGACCAGATGCTCCAGTTACAGCATTAAACATATCTGGCTTAAATGCTTGGGATTTTACTTTTATTGGATCTTTGCCACATGATTTTAAAGTTAGAGATGATATATTTTATAAATTAATTTATGATAATAAAACAAACATATATTTTGATAGAGATCATACCCTAATGTCAAATCTTACTCACTTGTGTGAAGTTATTGGTGAAAGTAGAAAAATTGCAATATGTTTTAACATGACCAGAAGTGATCAAAATATAGTTAGAGGTACAGTAAAAGAAGTAATAGAACATTTAATGCAAAATGGATATGATAAGCCTCGAAGAGATGCTGAATGGCTAATACAATTAACTGTTGTTGTTGAGGGTGCGGAACCAAAAAGGGCACACATATAATGGATGCTAGAGGAATACCAACGCCACAATGTCCAAGTTGTGCATCAACACTGCTTAAATTAACTGTAAAGTTTGATCCTGAAACATATGAAATTGATTTATACTTTTTAGGAGACGCAGAATGTGCTGTTTGTGGTACACTTGTAACAGCCCCAACACCACTAGATTTGCCAGGAGCAGAAGATGATTACATGTGAGAAATGTAAAGAAGAATTGACTGACAACACTCATGACATGTTTTGGGAAAAACATCAAACTATTCCAGATGCATACAACTATGGTGATTTTAAAATTTGGTGTGTAAATAAATGAGTTTAGAAAAAGATATTAAAAATATATTATTAGAAGTAGGGCAGACTATAAAAATACACACAATTGATGCAAATAATACTGCCATAGAATTAGATTATGATAGGCATACAATAAAACTATTAGAATTATTTAAAAAATATTTAGAAGAGGCAAAAAATGATAGCATGGCATAAGCCAAACATGACTCCTGAAGAAATACAAGATTATTTGCGTCAAAACAGGGTAACCAAAGATGTGGCAGATGAAGATTTTGCATCTTATATTAAAAGATATGTAAAAAATAATGATGAGTTGTTGCAAAAAATAGGATCTGATTTTGATGAAAATGGAACACCATATTGGCTAAAAGTAAAGAAAGATCAAATTAAAGGTAGAGATGATGTATAATGACAAATAGTTTTGTTGATGTTTTTGGAAGTGGCATAGATAAAATTAAAACTATCAATAACTTTCTTGATCCATACTTGCTTGAAGCATTTAATAACTTTTTAAAAGATATGGCTAAAGAAAATAAAGACAAAGGTATGCATTTAAAAGATGGTGAAGATTTTGTTTTGCCTGAAGAACTTAGATACGCCATGTATCAATACAATACAAAAGTTATTGAGGTTGCTGAGGAAGCATACGGTATGAAATTTACTGATGGACCCGCTTCAGATCCACTTGGATTTGTAATTCATAGGATTGGATCTTGTTCAGATCCACATACAGATGTTTTAGAGGCTGGTCTAGAGGCACAGAAGTCAGGTGATGAACAGTTAGTTGGATGGCGTGATGCTTGGGATGGATATCTGGCATGCAACATATATATAAACGATAACTACTCTGGAGGACAAGTATATTTTCCAGAAATACCATATGAGTTTAAGCCAGTATCAAATACACTTGTTATGTGGGCAGGTAATAAAAATTTTATACATGGGGTAAAAGATCCAATAGATGCGGATAGATTCACTCTAACTAGGTGGATTAAGTTTAAAGATTTTAATAAATACACTATATAAAAATATTATATATTTATCTATAATTTTTATTAGACCTAAAACTTTTTTTATAAGAACCAGTTATCTTTTTAAACAAACCTTCATTACGAATACTCATTTCTTCTTCAGAAACCTCTGTTAATTCTGAAGTCCAATCTTCTCTTTTAAAAGGTATTACTTGCATTATTGGTGTTCCTGCACTTATCAAACCATTAAAATTCTTTTTAATAATAAATGGATTATTAATATCCGTTACTAGGGTGTCCGTATCAACAATACCAGTTAAACTTTTAAAAGGTAAACTGTTGTATCCAATTGGATGAACAAACAAACAGGAGTATCCTGGAGGAGTTTTAATAATCCAATTAGAGTTCCACTTATATACTTGTTTTGTATACTCTTCTGGTATATCGTATCCATTAAACTGTTCAGGTGTCCATTTTGATACTGGCACTGTTGCTGAAGTAAAGAATGCTTCCTGTATTCCGTTAATATGTTCAAACTTAATATCACAATGTAACTTAATTATATAGCCAGCAGATATACTATCTAAAACTGGCATACATTTTTTAACACCTACATTTGGTACTCCATGACTGTTGGGGGCATACTTCATTAGATGTTGCATGTTAAGATTTTGATCATTAATAAATGGATCTAATGATTTCCACCATTCAGGTATATTTTTAGATGCTGGCTCTGGGTGATCGTAAACCTTATTAAATTTATTTTTTGACTCAAACATTATTTTTGGCATATAAACCTTTCAATATTTAATTATAGCATGTTGCGAATAACTTTGTTAATTATAGTCTTAGCCTGTCTTGATGTTATTTTATCAGCATCAAAAGTTTCAGTATAGCCACCTTGAGGCATATCCTCTTTACTTACAAAACCTTCACTCTTTGTTTTATCTTTCATCTTAGATAACACTATTCTTTCTACCTTACGTGCTATCATTATGCTATCAAAATACCAATACTCGACTATTTTCCAACCATTTGATCTATGGGTAGGGTATCTAGTATTACCTATGTCGTTTATTCCTACCTTAAATGCCCCGAATTTTTTGTGGTATATTAAATATAAAAGGGCTGGACCTCTATGCATATATAGATTATATCGCATTGTGGTATACTTAAATCCTAAGAGAAAGGTACTCTATGTCATTTGAACAAGGAGTAGCACATATCAGCGAATGGTATGAAAACAATGACGGTCAAGCAAGAAGAGATTTCGTAGTTAGAGATTTTGGAAATTATGTTTGGCATGTTAAACAGTCAGCAGAAAGAGGATCTATAGTAGTTACTGAAAACGTAGCATATCAAAGTGATCCACAATCTGGAGAAACATCAAAAGTTGACATATCTAATTTTTGCAACAGATGTATAAGTCCAGAAATTTACCAAGAGTTACAATTTACACATGCATGCCAATGCTGTAATTTTAAATGGTAAAACTAGGATATAATTGTATTGGATAGTACGCTATCCAGGAAGAGACAATAAATGGGAATGTATATTCAAGAAAAAGATGACAAGGTAAAGCAATCATTTAAGCCTAAAAAATGGCAGCCTATGGTTCTTAATGGAAAAGATGCAATTGTTCCAACGCAAGAAGGTAAATGCTTTTGGGAAGCACAACTACACTTGACTCTACCTAAAACAGGTAGACCAACATATGTAAAAATGAATTACTCAAGAGACTATAAAGGTAAAAACGATACCACTGGAACAAATACATACGCTATTCCTGCCGACATTGAATCTGTACAGTTTACACTTTCATGGTACTTTAATGCTAATCCAAGCACACCAATTTCGTGTATGGTTTATCACAATGGATCAACAGACATTGTTTCTGAAATAAGACAATTCAAAGGAATGATATTATAATGGGATTACCAATCAAAGATGGAAAGATTACTACCGCTTACAAAAAGTTAGGCAAGATGTGGTCAAAAGGGTATCATACTGGGGTCGACTTTGCAGTTAAGACAGGTACACCAGTAATTGCAGTTGCAGATGGAAAAATTGAACCAGCAAACTGGGGAAAATCATATGGAACTCAAGCAGTACAAAAAGTTGAAGGCGGATGGGTAATCTATGCACATCTTTCTAAACTAGATGTAAAAGCAGGAGATAAAGTAACTAAAGGACAACAAATAGGATTAAGTGGAAACACAGGAAACTCTTCTGGCCCACACTTACATTTTGAAATGAGAGATAATATTCGTTGGTCTGCTGGTAAAGATTTAGATCCACAAGTAATATTAGATAAATAGAAAAGGAATTAATAAAATGTCTGGCATGTTAATAGTAGGATCAATGCACCTTGGGCACCCTGAAGATATGAGTTACAAGATGGTTGAAGCCATAAAAGAAAGTGATGTTATATACACTGACTACATGCCAGATAATTTATACTATGCTTTAGAGTTTTTTGGAATGTTGCCAGAAAGTTATGATATAAGAATATTAAAAAGTACTAACACTATGTTTGCAGATGAGTATCAAGTTAAAGAAGTGGTTGATCTTATTAAAAATGGTGAAACAGTTTTGCTTGTTGCTGGAGAAGGACAAGTTGGTATTGCAGATCCAGGAAATCAATTTATTCAGGCTTGCATAGAAGAAGATTTAAAATACACAATTTACCCTGGACCAAGTTCTCACATCACTGCTTTTGTGGCTAGTGGTATAACTAATGGAGATTTTTATATATCATGTAACATGGAATATCCAGAAAAAACAATTGAATATTTTAAAGATCAGGATACGCCTTTAGTAATACCAATTTGGCAGCACAGACTTGACGAAATAATAGAACTATTAGATACTAAATTTAAATTTACAAATAATAAAAATAAAAAAGTAACTTTGTGTTGCGACATGACTGCAAATGAAGAGTTATTTATAACTGATTGGGTAGATAAGATAGCAAAAAATGAAAAACTTAAAGAAATAAGACCATACGCAAAAATTATGTTAGTCGTTAGTGATTTTATTAAGCAATAGAATTATATTTATCAAAATCTTTAAATTTTATAGATCTATAAACGTTGTATCTATTTCCGTCTATTGGATCTTTAACACCATGAATAAAGTTTTTATTTCCAGCCCACATAACTAAAGAGTTTGCTTTTGGTTTAAACTCATAATTTCTTTCTGGAAAGTAAACCTGTCCTCCAGAGTAATCATCATTAATATAAATATTACAAGAAAGATATCCATCCCAAGCATTTTTCCAATCAAACAACTCTTCCTCTTTAGGTTTTTGTCTATCTAAACCTTCAATAATATCAGTATGCACAGGAGTTATTGCTCCAGGTGTAGCGATTGTTGCTGCAAGCATGTGTACGTTATCATCAACAAATTCCATACCATACAATTCTGTTGCAGTCTCAATTATTTTTTTATTATATTTATTTTGTATTTCAATAATTTCTGAAGGGATAATCTTATCTATTTCTTCTTGAATATGCTGTCCTTCTTGTGGCTCTGATGCTGATACTGAATCTAAAAATTTTAACATTTTGTCATAGTCTTCAATATCCATAAAATTTTCTTTAGTTTTTATTAAACTAACGTCATTGCCTAGCACGTCTGCAAACGTGTTCATTTTGTGTGATAATCCTTATTGAAGTCTTTCATATACTGAAGATTTGCTTGATAAGGAAAAGGAATCTTTTTTAATCTTGTATCTAATTCTTTTTGTGTAATGTTAGAAAAGAAAGTAACAATTGTATACCTTGGATTACCTGGACCAATATCATGTATCTTATGCTCATATATGTATGATGCAGGAAATATAAATAACTGATTTGCTTTTGGCTTGATCTTAACTTTAAAATTAATAAACTCTAACTCTCCGCCTTCATAATCATCGTTTGGATAATATACCATTGCAACAGTTCTTGGCGTTCCGTATGAATCATCTGGGTGCATACCAAAATAATCTCCTTCAGTATACTTACTTATTCTCCAATACTCTCTGCTTTGTGGATCTAGGTCATAGTGCCACAAATATGAGTCTACAATTTCTTCAAAAATTTCACATAATTCTAAATCTTGATCTGGCTCTTTAAATGTTATCCAAGTACTAACACCTTTTTTACCAACTTCTTTTGGAATATCTTTTCCATCTGAATCATAAATATAGTCTTCTCTAACAAACTTTCCATCATTATCTAATTTTTTAATATAGTTAAAACCATCTAGCCAAACATTATCGTATACGTGTATTCCTGGTGCTGGTTGTTCAAACTTAAAATTATTGCCTTTACGACTTTGCGTAATATTGAGTTTAGCATTGGCTAATTTAATAGGATCCAATTTTAGTACCTTTCTCTATATCTTAATTATACCATGACCCTAGATATATATATATCTGAGTAGTTACAATAGCCAAGAGATAAGGCTACTACCTTCCATTGCCTATTGTTATTTAAAAATTGATTGACTGCTTCAACACATGTGTACTCTTCTTGTTCAAACCATCCCCAAAACGTATAATCATTAATTCCAATAACTCCACCGTCTGCTAATAATTTAGAAGCCTGTTCTAAATAAAAATATACTGAATCATAATCGTGTTCAGCATCTATATAGATATAACTATATTTATCGTTTAATGTAAGTATGGTTTCTTTAATATTACCCTTAATTGTTTTTATATTTTTTTCTTTTAATAAATCTTTTACATAATCTTCATGATTTTCTGCTGTCCATCTTTCATATCTAGCACATGGCTCATTAAAGAAATCCATTAAGTCTGATCTTTCAAAATTTTTATTATCTAATAACCACTTAGCATAGTCTCCGCCACCTACACCTAATTCTAAATAATTTCCTGAATCTGGAATTATTGGAAGAACGTCAAACCTGTCTGCAAAAATTTTTGCGTTATTTAATAGTTCTTGTGGAATATGGACAAACCTTGTATTTTCTTCTCTATGCATCATAATTCATTATAGCATGTGTGATATAATTGTGTTGTCTGCTCTTAGGAGAGACAAAAATAACTCGCTGAAAAGGAGAAATAAATGGTAACATCTATGTTGGATCTTTTTCAAGATCCTTTTTTTGTTGGCTTTAACCGTGAGTTAGAGCGTTTCAAAAAGGTACAAACAAACAGCACAGGATATCCACCATATGATCTAATCAAAATTGACGAAGATACATATGAGGTAGATATTGCCCTTGCTGGCTTTGCCAAGGATGATATTGAAGTAACTGTGGATAACGGTTCTCTTATCATTAAGGGTGAAAAGAAAGCCAGTACGGATGATTCTAATACTATACACAAAGGAATCAGTTCTCGTAAATTTACCCGCATTTTTGCGTTGGGTGAATATATGGAAGTAACTAATGCTGAATTGGTTGATGGACTATTGACTGTCAAGATTGAAAGAATCGTGCCAGAAGATAAAAAACCTAAACAAATTCAGTTAAAATAGACTCATAGTTATTTAATATTAACTAGAGGGACCTGAGCATGTCTGTAAACTGCTCTTTTAATATTTTAACTATCTCATACCCATCTGTTATTTTTGGTAAATTAATTCTATCAAACTTGAGATTATATGATTCAGCCATCTGTTTAAATATTTCTGTTAAATGAGATTCTGTGTCTGGATTTATTTCAACAACAACCGTGCCCTCTTTAGCAAAAATAAGATTGGTAAATCCAGCACCACTTGGACCTATAATTTTTTTTGCATTTCCAAAAATTTGCATCTGATCAAAAAAAGATATATCGTTTAAATCAAGCACCACATAACCAATATCTTTAAAATATTGTTCAAGGACATCTACATTTAATATTTCTCTATTAGGGTTTATAAAATCTTTAACAGTTTTTCTTGTTATGTATATATTATCATATCTACTCTCATCTTTTATAAAATTAGCAAAATGGTTGTT